CACCGTAAAGGTGATAGGCTGGTGTGAACCCGTTAGGGGCATCAGTATTAGCCATGATTTAATCCTCTAAGGAAAATGATAACTTAATCAGCAGCCGGTTTTCGACTACCGAATTCCACTTTGGTGCTTCTCCTCATATCGCTTTGTCGTAGCGGCATTCTTGGATCAGCTTCTCGCATTAAATCGTTGTCAACACCTTGAAGTTGTTCTGCTGTCTTTCCGTGGAAATAATCATTACGTTCTTCGACGGTCTCTTCAGGAATTTTTGCGAGGATCAAGCCACCAACACCTATTACGCCAGCGTGTTTACCGTCCTCAATCATAGGAGCATCGAAATCAGGATGATCTTCTGCTCTTACTGGCTCGAATCCCTCACGAATACGCTTTGACATATTCGCTTTGTCATCGTGCCCACGGACTTCTGCACGCACCCACCTGTGTTTATATCCAGGAGGAGCTTCAGGAGCGTCTAACATAGATGGCGGTTGCCATGGTTTACGGCGAGCTGTTTTTGCTCGAGTTTCAGCAGATCTGGAGGTACGATCTGTCATTTTCATCTCCTAAACGTATTTTGCGTACTCTTCTAGAGGCACACCTATTCTTTTAGCTATCGCTATCTGTGAAGGTGTGAGTTTCACACTGCGTGCACCTTTTTTAACAGAACCAACACCTCGGCTGGCTCCTGCTACGGCAGATTGCACGTTTTTTGTCTCACCGACAAATTTATGTGGAAAAAGTTCTCGCATTTCTGCATCAACTCTCTCGTAATAATGTTTCGAACTAGGGACTACACCCTCTTTAATTAACTGTTGGTGAACACCCATAGCAGCATAGGTCATACCCGTGTCTTCACCAAACCAACTGTTCTTTTCTGCCCACGCCTCTGCTGAGGGGTCGGGGGAAGCTGGTTGTAAATCTCGGCGTTGAGGTAGCTCTGGCGTTACAACTTCTTGTTCTGCCGTTTGTTTTTGTTTGGCTACCAAACGCTGGGCATTTTGCGCTTCATAAGAAGTTTTAGCAACTGCTTCTGTAGCTAATGCAATAGCTTCTGCATCACCAAGTTCTTGAGCTTCTTTTAAAGCACGTCTAGCGCGTTCTTTATCTGACTCAATACGTTGTTGATATTCATTAACGAGCGTCGAATCTGAAGATTTTAACTTTGTTTGAAGCTGATTGTTTTGTTCAGAAATTTTCTTAGCAAACTCAATCGCTTCTTCTCTTTGACGCTCAGCCTCTCGCATACGATAAGTAAGTTTATCTATACGTTTTTTAACGCCGTCACTATATTCCTCTAGCTCTTCGTTTTGAGAATCAGCTACTTCGGAACTATTAAAATCACCGCCGCTTTCTTGTATTACGTCAGCCGCACGAGGATCTACTTCTTCGTCAGGAAGAATAAGTTCAATATCTTGGGACTCAGCCATTTATCTCACCTTATTGCAGAATATCTTCTGGGTTATTTACAGTAGCTAAAATTTCGTCATCGTTTAAAAGGCGCATATCGCCCCCGTCGATATTAAATCTAGCTCCTGCATAGCGACCGAAAATTACCCAATCGCCCTCTTCGCACCAAGGGCCATCTGGAAATTTATCTGGGTCGGAATATGCGTCTGGGCCTTTTCTTACAACTAACCCAACAACGGTTGCTAAACGCTCTTTATCTAAAGTTTGTTTAGCGATAACAATGCCGCCTTTTGTTTTCTCAGGAGGAGAAAACGGGAGGATAAGTAACCTATACCCTGTAGGGTTAGGTAATTTATCAGCGTGACTTTCTAAATTTTCAGGAGTAATTTGTTCCTTCGGAGGATCTAACGGCGTATCAGATCCAAAATTTAGAACACGGTCAGGGGTCGCTCCCTCATTAATCGTCTTCGACATCTTCTAATCTTCCATGCAGGGCAGTTATTTCTTGTTCAGCGAAGTTAAGCCCTGAAATCTCTCCAACAATACGTTGGTACTGAACAAAATCTTGTGCGCCACCAGTGGCGAGAGTCTGCGCGAGATCATCTTGCCTCTCACGCAGCTTGCGGAGTAAATACTCCGAATATTTTAAAAAATCCATTAGTTAACGTAGCTAGTAAAATCTAATCCTTTAGTAGCTGCACCCGTTCCTTTCGTTTTTACTTTTTTCCCAGGAATACTAATAGTTTTTTCTGCCAACACTGTAGCTTTCGCAAAACCTTCGTTCGAAGGTTCTGGGATTGACGGTTGGACTCCTGCTTTTTGAGTTTTAGGGGCCGGATAAGGCATTTCCGTACTTCTTAAATTCCTCATTTTTTACTCTTACTACGAGATCGAGTTGCCCCGCCGCGCTTCATTTTAGTAGGCATTTTCTTTGCAGTTTTTCCGCCCCTTTGCATTTTCATAGGCATCTTTTTGTTTTTCTTTTTTGTATGTCCTGGCATTAGTCTTCTCCTTCTGAATAGAGATTATTAAACGTAACATTCGGATCCATGTAGCTATCATCAATTTCTGCAGTATGCAGATGTTGACTAGGGTAAAAGTCGGGAGCACCCGAACCTGTTTCCCATAGAGCTGGATTAGTCGCTCTTACACGATTATTAGGTAACGCTACAATATTACCTGTCCATTTGCCAGCATTCGTTAACTGTATTACATGACTCTGCTTATGTTGCGCAGGATCATCAGCGATATCGTTTCCTGTATAATCCACCGTAAATAAATACTTTCCCGTATGAAACTCGTTATCTATTTTACAAAGCCATGGGCTAGAAGATACACGATCCATAACAATAACTTCATGGTCACGAGAACTACAATCCCAAGGTTGTGCTAAATGCGTCGCCATCGCTTCTGGCATATCGTCTATATTCGCATCAGCTACTAAAGCGGTTATCGGCATTCTCGCCCACATCGCACCACCGTGTAAATTTTCAGAGTCTTCCTCCTCATCTAATTCGTATCCTGTAAATACGATTTGAAAAGATAAACACCTATCTGGGATAGTATTTACCGCAATCGCAATCGCGTGTAAATACTCTCCGTGATAATCTAAATGATTATGTGTAAATTCTTTTCGTACCCAACAATTAAAATGCGGGATATTACTTATTAAATGAGGCATTTATTCCTGTTCTCGAGATTCTCTTACGATTCTTGCAATATCTGTTAAATTAGCATCAACGTCTCTATCGTCACGCATTTCTGCTTGTTGTAAGTCAGAAGCTACTCGGATATCCGTTTGCTGTTCTTGAGATTCTATACGTTCTCTTTCGATTTCGGCTCTACGTTGGGATTCTCTATCCCGCTGCGCGAGTTTTTCAAATTCGAGTTGCATTTGTTCTTGGAACATTTGACGTTCTGGATCTGTTTGTTGTTGCGCCATCGCCTGTGCTAGAGCTTGTTCTTGGCCTGTAATTTGTTGCGTAGCTTGTGCAGCAGCTATTGCTATTTCGCTTTCTATCTCCGGAGGAAGCTGAGGCATTTGGCCATCTGGTCCAGGTTGTGGTAATTGCATACCTTGTTGCGCCAACATTTCCATAACTTGTAAACGATATTTTAGAGCTTGGTGCTGCTGAATATGCGCTTGTAATGCAGCCATCGCTGCCGGATTTTGTTGGACTTGAGGATTTTGCATAAACGCCATATGCGCTTGTATATGCGCATCGTGGTTTTGTTGCGGGAACGCTTGTAACGGCGCTCCTAATAAAGCGTCCATATTTTCTTGGACGGGATCTTTCGGAGCAGGAGCCATATCAGGTAGTAAGATATCGTCGATATCTTTAATATTTAGCGCGATATACATCTTGCGGAACGCTTCTTTCATATTATGGATCTGCGGTGCACTTTGCGCCATTTGAAGCTGAGTTTGCGCTAAAATAATACGTTGCGTCGTACTAAAAATATTTGGATCACAAACAGGGATAACGTCTACGCTATTATTAAAATCGGTAGCAAATACCGTTTGCTGTCCGCCTTGTACTTGATACGGATATTCAGGCGGTAAATATTCGCCGAATAATCTTTTCAAGATTTTAAATTCACTACGCTGCGCATAATGCAAACGCTTATGAATCGCAGAAATTACTTTCTGACCTTTTTCTAATAACGCAACAGTCGTACCTACAGGAGCGTTGGAGTTAGCGTCTCCTGTTTGGTTATCCATAACAGCAGCAAATCGCTGTCCTGATTCTACTAAAACACCCATCAACTGCGCTAACGCAGGACTTGGTTCTTTGAACGGTAGCGGCATAAACGCATCGCGAATTGTACCTCCAGGAGTATCAACATCACGCCACTCTCCTGGTTGTACGGGATCATCAGACCGTTGGATATTTAATCCACGTGCTTTAAATCCAGCGGGTAAATTCGCTAACGTACCTGCGTCAATAAGCTGCCGTAGGATTGCGGTCGCTGATTTCGTAACGCCGCCAATCATATGAATTAAACCGAAACCGTAAAAACCTAATCCTGGAAGAAATTTGTAATGCGTAAAATATTCAATCTTTTTACGCATCGGATCGTTTTCTATATAGTTCCTACGAACAGATAAAACACGGTTATTATCTTTACAGATCGTAATAATGTAAGGGATTGCTAACCCTGTAGCTTCTCCATTTTTATCCGTATGTTCGAAACCTTCGATATCTAATTCAGCGTGAAACTCTAATAACGTATAATCAGCTTGTCGGCCTGTTCTTGATACGCCGTCTATTTCGTCTATTTTTTGTTGAACTGGATCTTCTTGTTCAGAATACGAAGGACGACTCATTTCTTCGTCGGTATAAAACCCACTGAGTTGTAATTTACGGAGATCGTTTTCCGTCATCGTCATACGGTGCGTAATACGAGGTGACGTATGTAAATCTGTCGCGGTATACGGTACGACTAAATCTTCTGCTTTTATAAACCTAGAAACGACACGGCCCATCGTTGGATCGTAATAACATTTTTTAAACGCAGAACCTGCGAGTGGTAAATAAAATAACATTTGATCCATTTCTGGATCGTATTCTTCCATCTTGTACATAAGCTGGAAGTTCATAAAATCTTTTACCCGATTAGCTTGCATCGCTTTCGGATCGTTAGACGCTCCCATAATTTTCGTATCTACTGGGCCGTTAGCCGGTAGAAGTTCTTTATACGCTTGGGCTTGGAAATGAGTAGCTGCTTCTGCTAAAAGCGGGTGGTATACGCCACTAGCACCTTCAAACGGTTCACTACGAGGATCATTTTCGATACCTAGTAGTTCTAAACCGTCTCGGAAAGTTTCGTACCAGTTTTCTCGGCTATCTAAATCGTCTTGATAAGAACTTAGTAGTTCAGAAGAAATTTCTCTGAGGGTAGCGGGATCTAAATATTCAGCAAGGTTTTCTTCGAATGGAATATTTACTTCCATTTCTAACATCGAAGGGTCAACGAGGTTATCTTCCTCGTCAAACAGGATTTCTACCTGTTCTTCACCCTCTAAACCTTCTGGGAATTGCACTTCAGCCATGGAACGCTACCCTACTCTAGTTTTTTACAGCGGTAAATTAGTAATATGCCCGTATTTTCGGATAATACTCTTCTTCGTCGTTATAATCGCCATCTAAACGTAAAAAACCGCCCTGTCTAAAGCGATGTAAAGCTAAAGTCGTCGCATCTACGCAATCGTCGTTTTCTCCGTTCGGAAAATCTACGATTTCGTCGACTAATTCTTGCCCCCAATTCGTTTCTGGAACCCAAACACGGCCTTCTTGGAAAATACCGCTTACTGCGTTTAATCTCGCGATTTTATCTTGACCTTTACTCGGTGAAAAGGTATTTATAGGGATACCTTGACGCCGTAATTCTTGAGTTAACGGGATACCTGAGGCTTTTGTTTCAATAATTACCGTATCAGGTTCCCAATATTCATATAATCTTGCAGCTTCGCGTTTTAATTCAGGAAAATCTAACCGTTCTTTAACGCAATCTATCAAAATTATATGCGCATCTGCTCCGCTATAGTAGTCATCCCCTATTTTACCTTCAGGATAAAACACGCCCCACGTCGTTATCGCCGTATAGTCGGCTCTTTCGGATTTTAAAAACGCTGTATCGTAACTTTGGATTAAATAATCGCACGTAGGCGGGTCGTCAAACGGCCAAAATTTAATCCATTCTTTCGGTATTATCGAAATACCTTCGCCGGTCGGCCGCTGCATATATTGCGCTGCCCATTTCGACGGAGGGATTGCTGATTTTGTACGTTCTAATTCGTCTAACGACCAAAATTCAGGCCATAACGATTTACCTGACGGTAATATCGCAGGAAATTCTATTAGTTCCCATTCATCCCCGCCTTTATCCTGAGCCATTTTCTTAATTAATTTACCCGTTACGTCTTTTTTAGACCAACGAGTCATTACGATAACGATCGCACCTCCTGGTTGTAGGCGCTGACGAGGCCCAGTTTGATACCATTCGTAGGCTTCTTCTAATGCTTTATCTGAAAAAGCGTCTTGTTCCGAATGAGGGTCGTCAATAATAAACAAATCAGCACCACGACCCGCTAACGCACCACCAATACCCGCCGCATAATATTCACCGCCTTGCGATGTCGTCCATTTACCCGCGCTACGGGAGTCGGCTTTTAATTGGGTATTAGGGAAAATCTCTGCGTAATCGTCACTTTCAATTAAGTCGCGCACTCTACGACCGAAATTAATCGCTAAATCAGCGGTATGCGTAGCTTCAATAATTTTGAGTTTAGGTCGTTTACCTAATAAGTATGCGGGGAATAAATACGAAGCGAATTCAGATTTCGTATGACGAGGCGGCATATTAATAATAAGCCGTTTAGATTCACCGTTCGCAATTTTATCAAATGCTTCGGCCATCTTTTTATGATGAGCACCCGCGATAAATTCTGGCCATATCGTTTTAACGAAATCGTAAAACGACGCCATAGAACTTTCACGTTTTTCACGTTTTTCTAATTCTTCTAAAAGGAGTGTAAATTCTTTCGCTTCTGATTTAGATAAATGCGAAAGGTCTACACTTTTAAGATTTTCTAGAGGATTTTTTATTTGCATTTATAAAACGACGGTATACCGCTGCTGCGCTAGTTTTACCCGCTGCTTTCGCTCGTTGTTCCATCGCTATCGCTGCTTGGATTTTATGAGCGGGAGTACGTTTTGCTTTTTTAATTTTACTAACAGACGCTTGAGCATCTTTTACGGTTGCGAATTTTAATCCGTGGATCGTACCTTTCGGATCTTCGTCCGTATATAAATCGCTATGTTTTTTACTTTTCGCAGGTTGCCCTTTTTTTCTAGGGATACGAGGATTTTTAGCAGGCATTTATCTTAATCTTGCGTTATTAAGACGTTCCTCGGATATTGCTCCACCGTAAGCCATCGTGCGTATTTGATCTTGGGTTGCTGGCACCATCCCTGCTTCGGGCATCGCTTCCATTTGACCAGCTAATTGCATACCTACTTGTTGGATTTGCGGATCGGGGTCTTGCATCATTCCCATAATTTGCGGGACACCAAAATAATAAACGTCGTTCGGTGTACCTACCGGCCCACCGTCTGCCATTTGCGGTAATAATCCTTCTAATCCCCCCGACTCGATAATTTCAATAAGTTCCTCTTCAGATAGATCCGTAGGCATTGCGCCCATAGCAGCATCTTCTCCTGGAACCGGCGGTTGACCGCCTTGATAATCCATCGCTCGTAATGCTGCTTCTAACCCAGAAATTTCGCTACCTTGTATATCTTCAGGGAGGACTTCTTGTACTTGGGAAATATTAGGAGCAGAACCTGCAATAAGTTCTCTAAAGCGTTGGTCTTCTCTAGCACGTTTTTGGGCTTCACGAGATTGTTTTGCGCTGTAAGCAGCAGTGCCTACTCCGATTGCCGCCGATCCTATTGCCGCTAATGCGCCCGCGCTTAATCCAAAGGTCATTGTTTTAAATCCTCAAAATTATCTACGACGAACATCTTTTCTAATTCTGGTATATCGCGGATATCGTCAGGGTTCGGGTGAATCGTAAGTATTGTCGTATTTTCTAAAAAATATAAAGCCCGTTTCGTATACGCAGGCGTATTTATAATAGCGAAATCTTTATAAACGTCTATCCGTTCTTCGTTTTGCATCGTAGAAATAACACGGCAATGCCCTGCTGCTAATATCGTAATATGCTCGTGAAGGTGAACTTGACTAACGACAACAGAATCTTTTATTCCGTAATACGCTCGGACGTACATTCCAGGAGCAAAATGATGCGTATTAATATACGGGGTAGGTTGGTTTGGATTCGCTTTTACAGCTTGTGTTACGATCTCTTGAATATTCGCCAGCTCTGCTTTACGCTGGTCTAATATCGCCGTACTCATTTATACGATTTACCGTAATAACCTTTTTTATATCCTATACCGCCACCTACCGCGCCACCGTGATATTTTTTAGCAGTCGTTTCGGCTTGTCGGAAATTTTCTTTCGTCGGAGCTCCTTTAGATCCTGCTTTACGCATTTTTTCACCAGACCCCGCTTTTATACGTCGACGTTTCGCGGCGATATTTGCGTATAATCCTGGACGTCCACCACTAGCCATTTCACGTGGGCCAACTTGCGGATCTTGGTCCATCATACGTTGGATCATACGGCGGTCTATTTTCATCGCTTTTTCGCCTGCTGGACCTTCGAAAAAATCTGTAGCACTTTCATCCATTAATTCTTCACGCAATTTTAAAAATCCCTCTAACCCACTTTTTCGTTCGCGTTGTAATTGAGAAAAACTTTTTAAAAATTCAGGGCGGTTAGGATCGTTTTCGTTACGAGTTACGTTTATATCACGTTTACTTTGTAATAAACGGTTTTCTTCCGCTAATTCACGAATCCTTTTAATAATATCGTCAAACCCGTCTTTTGACATCCCTAACTTTTTTCCAGGGCCAACCATTCCTATCGCCATCGCTAACTCATCACCTAATAACGATTCTAATCCGGGGGTATTACTTAACTGAACAGATAAACTTGATTCATCTAACGGCTTATTTATTTCACGGGCTTGTTGCATCGTTAACGTATTTTTATTCGTATTCTCCATCGCACGAAGTAATATCGGAAGATTATCCATAATATCTTCACCAAGAATCATATCCCCCGTACCACGTAACAAAGATAGTAAGCCTCCGCGACCACGACCAATTTCTTCATCGTATACCGCTTGCATATCATTCATGACCATTTCACCTTATCTGCCCAATATGCCGCACTCATTTTGCCTTTAGCAATATTTTTACCATGACGTGCTTTAAAACTTTTACGACGGGCTTTTTGTTTTGCGGATTCGCCTTTTTTCGGTTTACCAGCAGTTTTTACACCCTGCTGCCCAAACCGAATCGTTTTTATTTTATCACCTTCTTTAGCAACAACGATATGGGATTTTTTAGGATGAGACGGGGTACGTTTAGGTTTGTTATACCCACTAACCCCTGCGCGTTCTAAACGAGAATCTTTTTTCTTTTTCTCAGCCATATACGAATCGTAACCTCCTAATCACTATCCTCGCTACCCTAAAAAATTTTGTAAAAAAATTTTCGCAAAAAATTTTACGCGCATAAAACGCACATTACGCAAAATTTTTGGTTAGGGAACCTGTAGTAAAACTACAGCAAAAAAAGAGGCAGGAACAAGGGAGGGTGGGCGGGGGCGGCCCCTTAGCCTAGCAGTTGGGGTATGGGGGGGTCGCGCTAACGGCTTCCATTAAGCGCACCCCTTAGCAAAGCTGTTAACTAATAGACAAAAAAAGGGGCGGTGGTTAGCCGCCCCTTAGTAGGTTGGTTAGTAGTTACTTGGTAATCCTAATCGCTTTCATTCGAGTCTGATTACCTGAGCAGGTAAGGCAGGCACTAACATCTTGTTTATAGGTGATAGTGTCGCCAGTACTTAGGTCAACCCATAAGTACCTGTCCTCGCCATTCTCTACCCAATGCTTCTTAATAACGACGGAATTAAGATCCTCAACGGATAGTTCAGCGCCAGCAGATAAGCCCCGCTCATTCAATAGGTGAATGTAGCCATATATGGTATAGGCTAATTGAGGTGACAACTTTGTACGCTGTACCGCAGCGAGGTCAAAAGCATAATCCCCCCCTGACCCCTTACCGCTGGTAGTCATTAGCTTAGGCATAGGTATTGCCTTCTTAGCATCTACCGCAGCAGCAGCCTCACGGGCAGTCTGTTCTTTAACAGGTTTAGTGTTTTTATTAGTTGCGTTCATAATGTTTACCTTTTATTGATGGTCTTACAAGCGGAATTGCCCTGCCATGCAGTGTATTATACAGGTATGGTCAACCCATGCAACCCATTAACCTAATTAATTATCTAATCAATTACCTAGTCAATTACCTAATCGTCGCGGCTTAACAAAATGGTTAGCACTTAACCTAACAGTTTGAATCAGGGGCAACGGCAAGACTTAACAAAATCGTTGGGACTAAAACTAACTGTTGTAATCTGTCGCGACTAATCCTAACCGTTTGCATCTGTCGCGCCGTCCGTCCGTCCGTCCGTCGGCGTCGGTCAATCCGTCAATGAATCGTGGTGGGTGGGTGGGTCAATCGCTCCCTCGCTCAACTAATACAGTCGATCGATCGATCGATCGATCAGTCGATCCGTCGATCGATCCGATGCGGTTCGTAATCTGTCCCTCGATCGTTTGGGGCGATCGTTTCATAATCAGTTGTCCGAGTCGATCGATCAGCTGATCCTTTGAAAGCGAGTCGATCTTCGCGGTCAATACCTCGCGTCGATCGATATAAAGCCCTCCGACCTTGCCTCGGTGGATCTCTGCCGTAATCGCTGCGTTAATCTGGCCCGACTCCCGTGCCTCTTCCCTCAGGTCGTGGAGCGCGGTGAGGTGTCCCTCCATAGAAACTCTATCCCTCTCTGCCTCTTTGATTTCCTGGTCGATTAGATAGTTTCTGAGAAGTGGGTTGTGGTTGAGTAAGACGCTGCCTTGTCGTTTAGCTGCGGCTCTGTTCTTCGTATATCCAGCTTTTACCGCTGCTTCCGTTGCATTTTGTCCTTTGAGATACTCTCGTGCGAACTTCTTTTGCTTCGGATTTAGCGGTTGCCATCTCTTACCATCGGGGTCGATATAACCGTTTCCGTCATCAGCAGGCAGCATCGCGGTGTACTGTAAGTCTTTCATCAATGTTTCCGAGGGTTGTCCGAGTGTCTTCTTTATTCTAGAAAATAATATAATTTATAAAAAGTAAAACTTTCGCTCGCGGCCTCTCATATCTATTCTCTGTTCTCAAACTAATAGAACTCATAGTTTCTATTAGTTTTCGTTCTCACCCATCACGGCCCCTGTCCCTCGTATCTATTGCATTCTTTCACTAATCTATTACTTCTATTACTCTATTAGTCGTTTTTGTTAATTTTTTTAAAAAAAGTTTTTTTTCTAAATAGACAATATCAGTGATATCTCCGATCGTTTTAATAGGCACAAAAAAGCCCGCTCGAGGCGGGCTAATCACGATCCGTGGTAACTTAGTCGCGAGCTAACTCTCGCTGGCGTTGTTCCCAATCGTCACGGGTTAAATAATGCAATGGGTCTAACCAATCAGGCTCGTCAATCTCACAATTATCGCCGTCGGCCATTAAAGCCCAATATCTCACCTTCTGTGGGTCTCCGGCGTAATCACCTGTCCTAACCACCATTGCTGGGCTAAAGTATTCGATCTTTACATTTTCGTTTAACCACTCCGCAAATGTTTGCGACTTATCTATCCTCTCGGGGTAAAAATGTTCGTGTAAATGTTCATACATCCTCGACCACTTAAACTCAAAAATCGCTGCTTCCTGTTGTGATATAAATAATCCCATATCTTTCTCCTTTCTATCGTAAAGTAATGCGCCCCTTACGGGGCGCGGTTAATCTTAGCAACCGTAGTCGGCTATACTCCACCGACGTATCTGGTAAGGCGTTACGTCATTGTATGCCCATATATCTATTTGGTAAGCCATCTCGCCTACCGTAAATAACCAAATCTGGTTAACAAGTTTCGGGCTAGGTCTAGTCTGGCAAAGGTCTGCGACCCGTGAGTCGTTAGCCAATGTTTCGTAGAACTCTTCGTAATCGGGTAACTCGTACGAGTTAATCGAATAAGCGTCTTTCTTGAAATGTTGTATTTCGGTAGACTCGTCGTAACTTACTGGTTCCCAGTTACTGTCGTCTAAGAAATACCCTAACAAATCTACTTTCGTATCCATACTTTCTTCCTTTCTATGTTATAAAAATCTACGGGCGTAAAAGCCCGTAGCTATAGGGTAGGGCCGAATAGCGGGAAAGTAAAGCAGTAAGGCGAGGGCGGGGAGAATCCCGCCCCCTCGGTAGGTCTAAGCGTGTCCTTTCTAATATATGTGGTATCCGAAAATTTCGTAATTCGACCAGTCCTCGACTTTAAGCATTTCTAAATAATCTTCCTCCATATCCTCGGGGAAGATCGCGTCTAACGTCGTGTAATACAATGAGTTGCGTCGCTTACCCCATGGCATACAGTCGAATCGCAAATCGTTAGGTACGGTAGTCGCTAGCTTAAAATCTAAAAAATATCCGTCTCCTCCTCTAAGTCCCAAACCTAGCTCGAATCTAGGCATTTCGATCGTAGCTATTACGTCGGGGTAATCGTCACGGTAAAGTACCACCCAACACTTATCGGTAATCAGCCGTTTGGGGTTAACTTTCCATGGGCCGGTACTTTGCTTAACTGCGTTGTAATCTCGGGTGTAATCTAAATTACCTGCACTCTTATCAGCTCGTATCGCTAATACGTTCGTCATAATGTTTTCCTCTCTAAAGTAAAACGCCCCTTTCGGGGCGCGGGTAAATCAAACAATCGCTACGGTATACGGCCAGCAATGGCTGTCGCACATCCATGCAACCATTCGCGTACTTTTCGTTAGCGGGTCTTTAAACATAAAGATCGACCACTCTCCTGGCTCGTTACTATCTTCCGACTCAGACCATTGCGTTACTGGGATAAAGTCGCTATCCGCTGGCATATCGTAATCACCGTCGTCGTCGAAGTCGGCTAGTTCTTGATTGATTTCTAGCGTTTCGTTCCTATCAGCTTTCGCTAATATCGCGATCAACCTCGGGCTAAATCGACATCCGTCGATACGTCCGTCGTTCATCATCTGTCCGACGGTAAAGTTT